GACGACCCTATCAAGGACCGAGAGGAAGCCGACAGTAAGTCCGTCCGCGACAAGATGTGGAGCTGGTTTACTGAGGCTGCCATGACCCGACTGATGCCGGGCGGCCGTGTTGTTATCATCATGACTCGCTGGCACGAGGACGACCTGATCGGCCGTCTTATCGACCCGCGCAACCCATGCTACAACAAGGAAGAAGCCGAGAATTGGCATATTCTGGCACTTCCAGCCATAGCCGTTGAAGGCGACCCTATGAAGCGAAAGGTTGGCGAAGCCCTCTGGCCCGACCAGTTCCCGATCGACGTGCTCGAAAAGATCAAGCGCCTCAATGCCCGAGGCTTTTCTGCCCTTTACCAAGGCCAACCGACCCCTGATGACGGCGACTTCTTCAAGCGGGATTGGCTCAAAACTTATGATAGCCCCAATCAAATACCGAAGAATATTAGGGTTTATGCTGCTTCTGACCACGCTGTATCGGTTGCCCAGGACGCGGATAAAACGGTCCTGATGTGCGTCGGGGTGGACGAAGACGACAATATATGGGTACTTCCAGACCTATTCTGGCGTAGGGCCCAGACTGACGCAGTGTGCGACGGCATGCTGGAGATGATGCGCCGGCGAAAGCCGCTGCTGTGGATGGCGGAAAAGGGCCACATCTCCAAGGCTATCGGCCCCTTCCTCCGCAAGCGCATGCACGAAGACAAGATCTACTGCGCCATTGAGGAGGTGACGCCTGTAAAGGATAAGCAAAGCCGAGCTCAGTCTATCCGCGGCCGTATGGCCATGGGTAAGGTATTCTTCCCTAAGTTCGCAACTTGGTGGGGTGAGGCCCAGAACGAGATGCTCAAGTTCCCATCCGCGCGCCACGACGACTTTGTGGACACCATAGCGCATATCGGCATGGGGCTCGACTTCCAAGTGGCAGCCTCGCCTGAGCGAGTGGTCCAGGGTGGACCGGCATGGGGATCGTTGGCTTGGGTGAAGCAGGCCACGAACACGATGAACTGGAAAGAAAACAGGTTGAAAAATATCTGGTCTTGATAACACTTTAAGCAAATGGAACCAAGCGAGCCTAACGAGAGCAAATTTCCTGAGCCCTTTGAGCAGGAAAAGCCTGCGTCTGGCATCATCCGCAAGCCCGACCCGGAGCAGACCCGATCCAGCAAGGCGCTGGTTAATGAATGGCAGGATAAGATAATCCGCGCAAAGAAGCATTGGGATCGCGCCCACAAGACCATGAAGCAGGACATGGACTTCTACATGGGAAAGCAGTGGCCGTATCCGACCGAGAACGATGAGCGATATGTCGCAAATATCGTCCAGAGCCATATCAAGCAGAAGGTTGCGTCTCTTTACGCTAAAAACCCAAAGGCCGTAGCTAAGCGCCGTAAGACCATGGACTTTGCGATTTGGGGCGAAGAAGCCAGCGAGCTTCAGGCAGCGCAAACGGCCAATCAGATTGCGATCCAGCAGACCGGCATGCCGGACCCTCAGGCGACTGCGCTGATGCAGGACGTTTCTCAAGGGATGCTCAAGCGCACGACCATCGAGAAGGTGGCCCGCACGCTTGAAATCATCTTCCATCACATAATGGAAGATCAGGATATCAAGAGCCAGATGAAGCAGCTCGTGCGCCGCACCTGCGTCACTGGCGTCGGCATCGTCAAGATTGGCTACCATCGCGTGATGGAGAAGCGCCCTGAAGATACGGAGAAGATCACCGATATCACAGAGGAACTTAAGACGCTCGAACGCCTGATGGCCGACGAGAAGGATGAAATCTTTGACCAGCATAGCGCTCGCGCTGAGCAGCTAAAGATCCTTCTTCATGAAATCTCCGAGAAGGGTGACGACGTTATCGCCAGCGAAGGCATGGTCTTTGACTTTCCGCAGTCCCATACCATTATCGTCGATACCAAGTGCCGGCAGCTGAAAGGCTTTATTGGCGCCGATTGGGTCGCCCAGGAGTTCATTCTCAACGTCGATGAGGTCAAAGAGATCTACAATGTAGACCTCGGCAAGACCTACACCCGCCACGAAGACCAGCTTAAGCGCCTTCAGGGCGGCCAAGACAAGGCCGACGAGTGCAACCTCGCCCGAGTGTGGGAAATATACAACAAGCGTGACGGAATGAAGTATGTCATGGCCGACGGCTATCCTGAGTTCCTTGAGGAGCCCAGTTGCCCGGATATAAAACTGAAACGCTTTTGGCCGTTCTTCGTGCTCACCTTTAACGAGGTTGAAAACGAGAAGGAGATCTACCCTCCGTCCGACGTCCGACTGCTCACGCCGATCCAACGTGAATATAACCTCGCGCGTCAGCGCCTGCGTGAGCACCGTAACGCGAACCGGCCCCTCTATGTGACCCCTGTTGGGGCCTTGTCTGAGTCCGATGTTCGCAAGCTGATAGACCGTTCTCCGAACGAAGTCATCCAGCTTCAGGCCATCCAGCCCGGCCAGAAGGTCAGCGACGTCCTTCAGCCTGTGATGCCTATTCCGATCGACCCTTCGCTTTACGATGTGTCGATGTATATGGAGGACATTTACCGCGTCATCGGCTCTCAGGAAGCCAACATGGGCGGAACCAGCTCCTCCACGGCCACCGAAGTCTCGGTTGCCGAGTCCAGCCGCCAGACGGCCATGGGCTCTAATGTGGACGACCTTGACGAGTTCCTGATCGACCTTAGCCGCGCAGCTGGACAGGTGCTGCTGACCATGATGGATCCTATGTCGGTCCAGAAAGTAGCCGGCCCAGGTGCTTCTTGGCCGACCCTATCGGCTCAGGAAATCGCTGATAATCTGATGCTTGAGGTAGAGGCTGGCTCCAGCGGCCGCCCGAATAAGGCTGCCGAAATTGGCAACTTCGAGCGCCTTGCCCCGACCTTGCTCCAAATCCCCGGCATCGACCCGGCTTGGCTGGCCAAGGAAGCGATCCGACGCATGGACGACAATATCGACATGACCGACGCCATCAAGGCCGCCCTTCCGTCGATCGTCGCCCAGAACGCCGCCAAGGAAAACGCCAACCTCCAGGCGCAGCAAGATGCCGGCGTCGGCCAAGCTGGAGCCCAAGCTCCTGTCGGCCCTCAAGTAGCCCCTCAGGCGCCCGGTCATCCGATGGGCGGCCATGCTGCCAGCCCAGAGGAGATGGCCGGTGGCAATCAGATGATGAACGGAGAACTAACTCCGTAATTGACTTTATTCCCCCATGAGCGAACATACCAACGTGCCAGAGACGCTAAACCAGACAGACTCGAACTCGTCGTCCGAGCCCACCAACCTACAACCGGTGCAGGAAACTGCGCCTATTGAGAATAATCAGCATGAGGTGTCACAGGCTGAGCAGGGTTCTCCAGACGCTAATATTTCCGCAGATCCGTCTGCTGCGGGCGACACGGACGCTAAAAAGAAGGCCACCCTATTAGACGTTGTAAAAAGCGTTGCTAACAAGGGCAAGCCTGACTCGGACTCGTCCACTGAGGGGGAGCAGCCGGAAACTGCCGATGGGAAAGACGCCGATGCTGTTGGCAAGGACGCACAGCAGCAGAAGGTAGACCCCAATAAGCAGGCCGAAAAGCTGCCATTCCACAACCATCCGCGCTGGCGCGAGATGATCACCGAACGCGACGCCATGAAACCCAAGGCGGAGCAGTACGACAAGATCACTACATTCATGACCTCTAACGGCCTCACCCCTGAGGAGATGGCCGAAGGAATGGGAATAATGGCGCTAATGAAGCAGAACCCAGTCGAGGCCTATAAGGTCTTGAAAGCTCACACCGACAGCTTGGCCAAGTTTGCCGGCGAGGAGCTTCCAGAGGATATTCGATCCAAGCTGGATGATGGCTTCATTGATAGCGAGTCCGCCAAAGAACTTGCACGCTTCAAAGCGCAGCAGGAGTTCGAGCAGGCTCGCCAGCAGGAGCAGATGGTTCGCCAACAACAGTATCAGCAAGAGGTCGGCCGCAAGCAGATCCATGATGCAGTTTCGGCGTGGGAGGCAACTGAGAAGGCCAGAGATCCGGACTGGTCCAAGAAATACGAGATGGTAATGGAGCGAGCCTCGGTGCTCATTCAGAACGGTCAGCCCAGTAACCCGCAGCAAGCCGTCGAGTTCGCCAAGCGCGCGCTCGCCGACGTAAATGCGCGTCTCCGGCCCCTTTCTGGACGTTCGATCGGACTCCGCAATCCCACCAGCTCCATGTCGTCCGCCAGCGCCACGCCGGTCCCGCGTTCTCTTGAGGACGCTGTTCGGCTGGCAATTCAGTAACTCCTAAGCACAAACAACTACCATGGCCTTCACCACCGGCGAACTCGAAAACATCGCCAACTCCGCCCTTGATTTCTACGTCAAGGGCGACGCTATGGCCCAAACCATCCAGAATAAGCCCCTGCTCAACCTTCTCACGAAGCGCCAGCAGACCTTCCCTGGCGGTAAGGGTTATATCGACCTCCCCATCGTGTTTGACTACACGACTACGATCCAGGGTTATACCCATAACCAGACCGTTAGCTACCAGAACCCGGCCAATACGAAGCGTATCCGCTTCCCTTGGGCCGAACTGCACGCCGGTCTGTCCGTGACCTTCACGGAACTGAAGCATGACGGTATCTCCGTCACCGACTCCGCCACCGGCGAGTCTACCTCCAAGCACTCCAACCGCGATATCACGGTCTTGACCAACATTCTGAAGGCCAAGATGGATGACATGGCGGAAGGCTGGGCTCGTGGCTTCAACACGATGCTTTGGCTCGATGGTACCCAGCAGGCTAACGTCTTTGCTGGTAT